CCACCTTTTCTTAAATCCATTTCTTTACCACCAAGATCCATTAGTCCACCATCTTTAGCTTCTGTAACACCTTTCATTATATTAAACTCTTCTCTTAACATTTCCATTTCATCTGCATTTAATTCTCTTAATGTTTTTCCAAACATATCCATAGCCATTCTATTTAATCTTTCTGATTTAAATCCTTCTCCTAAAGCTAATAAATCACCACCATTTTCCATATTAATTCTGGTTGCCATCAATCCACCATCTTTAGCTTCTACTGTAACTTTTTCTTTAATCTTTTCTTTCATTCGAACTGGACTTTCCATCTCGTAATTTTCTCTATAGTATTGTTTTAACTCTTCTATATTCATTGGTTTTCTTTTAAATTTAATCTCAAATTCTTCTATAAGATCCATTAAATCTATATCAGGCATATCTGCCACCATTTTAGCTGACTCTTTAATAGATTCATCTTCTACCATTTTTATAGCTTTATCTATACCACCAAATTTAAATCCTACTCTACCACCTTTAGCTTTATTTTCTGGCATTATTAATTCGATACCATCTCCTACCATAATAGTTTTAATACCATCTTGATCTAAAATGTTTACTGGTGACTTTTCTATTGGAGCTACCATTATTTTATTTCCTTGATCACCTATTATGTTTTCCATTACTTGAACTTTATATTCTGGATTTTTTTCCATAAACTCCATAACTGCAGCCATACCGCCGCCTTCACCGTCATCATTATTTGTATGAACTTGATTTAAAGTAGCTTTAATAGTCATTAAATCTAAATCTTCTGATTCACCTTTACGTCCTTGCATTCCTTTTGCTAATGCACCTAATCCCCTAGCTGTATCTCCACCTATATTAAATCCTACTCTACCACCAGCTTTATATCCTGCTGATGCGATTGTGTCTTCTATCTCTTCATCAGTAAAGAATCCATATGCGTTCATTGCATTTCTAATTGCTGCGGCTCTAGCTCCACTGTCCGCTAATGCTTCTGCCTCTGCTAAAGCAGCATCGATAGCTGCTTGTTTTTCTAATTGTTTTGCCTGTGCTTGCATCACATCACCGGTTGCTGTTGCCGTTGGTAGTGTTGCTGCTTTTACACCTGCCATACTAAATGGCTCTGCAGCTCCTGCTGCAAATATATCTGAACCTTTTGCTAAAGCTTCTAAGCCAAAATCTGTTGCTTTTTGTAAAGCTGTTCTCTTACCCATAAAATCGGATATAGGATTTGCTCCAACTTGCATATTTCTAAATTGAGTAGCTGCACCAGGAGTTGTCATAGCACCTGTCAACGCTCCGAGTCCCGCTGATAATAGATTGATATCTCCCTCATTACCTTCTTGTGCAAGTTGTCCACCAATATTTAAAAGACCAGAAGTTAAAGCTCTTCGGCCCATCGTAGAACCAATTAATCCTTGCATTCCAGCCGGTGCAAATACCGGAGCTAACGCAGCTAAATATGGTAATGCTGGTTTGATTTCATTAGGTATAACTTTGTCTAATACCTTCGATACTGGTTTGAATATTTTTTTAAGTAATCCCATAGTTTCTCTTTATATTGTCAATATTGAAGCAAGTTCGCAAAGCTTGTAAAAAGGCGAGTGTATCACAATTTACTAGGTTTTTATACATTCGTCAACGACCTATAAATTAGTTTTATTACCCAAAGGTAGGCCCTGAATTTTAACGTGTACGCTTCTAGATATATCATCTTGGGTCGTATCAGTTACTGGGCTATCTACGTCTTCTTGAGCCTCGGCATCTGACATATATTCTCGGCCTGTTTTTAGGTGTTTTATAGTTACTTCTACACGGGGTTTATAAACCTTGACTGGTTTGCCGTCTATTATGTGATCTTCAAAGTGTTCTTCTTGCTCTACAAATGGCATTATCTGTCCTCTCTGTTTATTTCTAATATGGATGCAATAACATCTACTGCACCACTACTTGCTTGTACCTTTAATATTTCACTTTCTTTCATAATTAAAGGCTCACTTAATACTTGTTCTTTTTGATCGGCTGCTAAATCAACATCATTATCTACTACAAAACTAGCTGCAGCCGCATCTACTAAGGTTACTTTAACAACTGCTGTACTACCGGCATCTTCTGCTATTAATAAAGATTTTACAATAGCTCTAGAGTTTGACGGCACTGTATATAAAGTGGTAAGTGCTGTAGTTGTTAAACTTGTTTTTTCGTTCTTATATATATTTGCCATTAACCTAATCCTAACCAAGTAAATCGTTCTTGGTCTTCTTTTTGTTGTGTTAAATATGTAGAGTTTAATTGTTCTATTAATATAGATAACGCTCTGTTTATTTGTCTTTGGTTATCTTCACTATATTGTTTCTTAGGCTCTGGTAATCTTACTACAATTTTTGCCATTAACCTCTCCTTCCATCTGGTTGCAGGTCCACTTGAAACGTACCAAATCTCCACGATTCGCCGGCCCCTGTGTTTTCTATTTTAATATTTGCATAACGTCCTCTTGCACGTGTGTCAACTTTAGTTGTGCTAGATGTAATTATAAAAGGACTCAATGTGGTTGCAGTGCTTGGGTCTGCAGGAAAATCTTTTACAGATATGGTTACTTGGTTATTACCTGTTAATACTTTAAAGTTAGGCAAGAATCTACGCATAGCTAAAAACACTTCACTCTGATCTTTTTGTAAAGAAAAACTAAAAGACTCTACAAAAGATGTTAAAGCTGTTGTGCTACCATCTGGATTAATTTGATCCGTTCCTATTTCGTGTTCAAAGAATACAGTTTGTCCTAAACCTGTTTCACCTTGAATAACCGGAAACGTTCCTGTGTTAGAACTATTAAATGCTGTAGCGTATGGTTTTGGATAAACTAAAGAGTCAATCCAAGTTGTTCTTATAGAATTTGTATTTGTACCTGTGTACCAGTTACCCATAGGTAAATTAGCGTTATCTTGTCCGTAATTATAAACTACATATCTATCATTAAATGTAGCACTTGCAGTTGGATACCACCAAACTACTTCTGTAAATAGGTTATTTATTCCTGCACAAACTTGTTGTCCTTTTGTAGTATCAATATCATCGTAAACAAAATCTTCAACAGAACAAGGTAGAGTATTAACCGTACCATCAAATGAGAAGAAACCGTTGTTACCCATCCAGTATGCAACACCATCAATTTCAATTGCTGCGTTCTTACCTATTAAACCACAGTTAGTACCTACTTGTTCAAAACCAAATGTAAATGGAGCACCGACAAATTTCATTGCATACAACGCATTATCTGTCCATACAAGAATATTCTCTTTTGCAGTTAACGCACCCATAATTTTTGTACCATCTTGTAATCTTTGTGTACCAGCAGTATTTGTAACTTCGGGTGTGTATTCATTTATATCTTCATCAACAGAGAATCTTATAAACATATCATCTTGAGTTGTAGGTGAACCAATTGTTACTTCTGTACCAAAATGAATTAAGTGACGTGTTGTTGGAGATATAAGTGTAACTCGAGTTGCTGTTGGATTATTTGTAGTTGAAAAACCAGCTGTGTTTGTTGCTGCTCTAACTCCTGTTGGGTTAGCAGCTCCTGCATTCCAAGTAAATGTTTTACCGTTTGCAATTGTTGCAACTAACACTTCACCAAAATTACTTAAAGACCAAAGTCCTGGCTCAAGAGTTACTGTTGATGCCTGTACTGCACTACCAAATCCTGTAAACTCAGTTGCATTTTGCACCGTTGCATTTGTTGAGTGAGCTTGTCCATTAGATGTACCAGGAGTTGCTGTTCCATTTGTACCTCTAGTAATACCTAAAAATTGTGTAGAACTTTTTGACGTGTAAGTAATTAATTCGCTGTCCACTAAAATTGTTCCTGCAGTAGGAAAACCAGTTGTTGAGTCTACTGTAACCGCGGTCCCCGATCCACCTGTACCAGCAGTGTCTGCGTTCAACGATCCATCTAGCTCTGTTTGTGCAACACCGGTAATTGTTCCACCATAGTTTCCAATACCATAACCATAACCATAAGACTGTGCTGCTGGACCCACCACTTCATAAGGAGTGATAGTTACGGACCCACCACTAGATGCAGAACCTGCAGTTGCTGCTTGTATAGTTAAAGTTGTAGAAGTTGGGACTGACAACACTTGAAAGTTTATATCATCAAAAGTTGCTGTAGTTACACCTGTTGTACCACCTGGTAAAGTTGTTGCACTTAATCTTATTATATCTCCAACAGCGATTCCGTGGTCCGTTGATGTTGTTAATGTTACAGTTGTTGTCCCATTAAAAGTAAAAGTTGCACCTGTGATCGCAGTTTGAAGAGGAGTTATATCAAATAATTGACCTTCGAAATATAAAAGTAAAAACTTATCTGTACCAATAGCTACATATCTATTGCCATCAGTATCAACAAAAGCGTGTTGTTTTCTAGCTACACCTACAATTGTATCTGTTAAAAGAGATTGCCAGCCACCCACTTTTTCTGGTAGGCCGTATCTAAATCTTACATTATCTGAGTCAACCCAACGACCTTCTGCTCCGACTGCTGTATCTTGTTTGTCGATTCCAGGAGCAAACTTAATTTTAGTAAGCACTGATTACTCCTATGATGTTTGGTTGTATACGTATTGCCAACCTTTGGTTGCGTTTGTGTATCTTAATTTAATCGATTGATTATTAGTGGCTAAATCTAAATTTGAATTAGCACCTCTAATATTTTTAGCTCCAGGAGCTACTATTACTTTGTTAGTTCCAAAACCTCCACTTGGAGATACATCCATAATACTAACTTCATCACCCATACTTGGATCAGCTGGTAATGTAATTGTAACTTGAGCTGCTTGTGTATCTATTAATAAGTTATCACCAGCTACTGCAGTGTATGCAGTAATAGAACTAGATGTAATTGCAAAGTTACCTTTTTGCAAAATATCTAATCTTGCATCTGTTCCATCAGAATGAATCAACATAGTTGCTCCGACAGGAACAGCAATTGGGTTAGAAGATCCAGCTGTTTTAATACCTAACGTATATTTGTTAGCTGTAGTTCTATCAGTTGCATCTTGAATTATATAAACTCTAGTAGCTGTACCACCAGTTGTTGATGCAGGTATAATTAGACTAACATTACCAGTCATAGTGCCAGTAAGTTTTAAATAAAGATTTTTACCATCAGATGTTGCACCATCTGATAAAAGTAAAGTTTTATCAGAGCTTGAAGTCATTGGTACATTGACTACACCTGTTGCTGATTGTTGTAATATTTGTAAATTAGTATTTGTAATAGTTCCCCATAGACCAGCTTTTTCACCGGTTGCTACTAGTTCTAATGCTAAATCTGTTGAAAATGTTGATGCCATATATTATCCGTACGGTTTAATTGGTGTCCAAACCATTGTTGCTCCTGGTACAATTTCGTTCCAAGTAATAAC